ATAACACCATTAGCATCGGCTGTGACAACCTTACTAGCTTCAGATAACCCTAGTGTTGTTACATCATTATAGTTTAATTCTGTAGCTGTAGCAGTGACACCAGTGTCAAGGGTGAGTACAGTTACCCACCCATTGTTAGCTTCGTTTCTAATCTTTAGGGTGTCAGTATCAGTCTCATACCATAGCTGATTTGCAACCGTAGTCCCGGCCACTGATGGGTCAGCATCCCCACTAGAATTAGAAGCTAGTGCTTGTATGGCAGCATTAAGGGCTGTCCTAGTATCTGGGAAACTTTGGTTTATGATAGTATTGCCACTAAAAGGATATTGCGACATTATGTTAGTTCCTTTCCGTAGCCCTTAGCTACATAATCTAGGGTCACTGCATTGGTGCTTGCTGATCCCCCAGTAAAAGTGTTTATAGTGAACCCAGTTCGGGTCTTGTTTGTCATCGTGTACCTGTCACCATCAGTTAAGTTAGCTAAGGATAGACCTATAGCTGGTGTAGCTGCAAAGGCATCATCAAAGGTGATATTAGTTGTTCCTGTAAAGGTTATATCACTGCCAGAAACAACCCTATCCTGCATATCTATTGTTGCCGACAAAGCACTTACTACAGGAGTAACATTAGTATCTGTGGATGATAATACTAGCCTAAACTCAAAGGCCCTAGCTGTTATGTCAGATACAGAAAATGCTTGCCAATCAGACCAAGTAGGCGTACCTGTAGGATCATCGTCTGTATGCCTTAGCTGAAGGGAAACAGAGGTATCACTAAAGGCGGTAGGATCACCATCAAACAGGGCAACACCATCACCCCTATCATCAAAGTTGCCTGTAGCACTATCAAAACTTCCGGTACTGTCAAACCTTGTGCTTGTAAATGAGAAGGCTAGCCTGCTTGTGTACTTTTGACCTAAGTCAAGGTCATTGCTAAAGTAGTATATGCCAGAAGACCCGTAACCAGTGAAGTCATCAAAGAGTCCTACAGGGTCTGTGTCTTGACCCCTATCATCAAATAATCCTGTAGCAGAGTCAAACTTAAAGCTTTCTGCTAGTTCTAATGATCCATCGCTATTAATAGATACCCCAGATTTAACTCCTGAAAAAGAGGGGTTCTCTGTAAGGGTAGCTACAACATTAAGGTCTCCAATACCTATAGAGGTAACGACAAACACAGCGGGGTTTACAGAGGAGTTAGACCCACTTGTGGTATCATCTACAGCCTTAATGAAGTATGTACCTACACCAGCATTCTGTAGAGCAAGGGTACTACTGCCTACAGGTACTTGTGCTATGTTCTCAGCTTCTGAGTAGACTGCCCCGCTAGTTAGGTGAGAGTACCTGATGATGTAATGTGCTAAGTCTAGGTCAGGTACTGGTGTCCAACTTAAGAACAGATTACTTCCAACTACGTTACCATCAAAGTTAGTTACATCTGCTGGGGGTATACCCAAGGCTTCTACATAGTAATTACTTATGGTGTTGTAGTCACCATGTACTCCAAGGGAATTAGTAGCCCTAGCCCTTATGTCATAGAAGCCATCCTCTACGCCTACATGTTCTACCCTCTCTGTACCCACAAAGGCACCAATAGTACCTAGAGATATATAGTTAGTGTCTCCTGTCTTTCTAAACTGAACCTCTGCTGTATCCATAAGTGTGCTTGTGTTGTTTACATCAATCAGTAGTACACCAAGGGTCTTACCTTTAACTCTCCTGAGTTCAGTACTGATGTTTATGCCAAGGTTAGGTACTGTGAAAGGTGACAACAAAGTAGTATTATCTCTTTCGTATACTATACCATCGTCAACTTCATCAAAGACACTCTCTGCTGTTTCCCTTAACACCAACTCTATTTGTAGATCGTACTGATTCTGAACACCAAAATTCCAAGAGACAACTTCAAATTCTTTGTTAGTCCAACCAAACCTAGTGTTAGTGACCCTTACATTGTCACCTGTTTGCAGTTGAAATGCACGAAGGCCAAAGGAAGCTGACATTGTTAGCTGCTGCCTACTTTTCTCTAGCAATATTCTAGCTATTCTCCTAGCTTCTACAGAATTATCAGTCCAAGGTAACTCAAGGTCTATAGGAGACTCTTGACCATTATCAGCAGTGACAAAAGCAGTGTTAGTCACAGGTGGGTAGTCTGTAACTTGCCAGTTACTTTCTTGACCCTTAAACGTACCATTAATAACATTGAAGTTGTCTCTGCGAGAATGTCTAGTTGACACGGCAATGCTTGACCTAAGATCATCTTCATTAAGTACTATGGTTTCCCCGTTAACATCTGTTACAGGCGTAGTCCATTTAGCAGCCTTTACAGCCCAAAAGCCCTGAGTGTACCAAATAGTACCACCCATAGAGGTCATTAAGTCGTTTAACAACTCTTGAGGTTCTATGCTTGTGGTGAAGGCACCATTAGCTGTGTAACGTGTTGTACCAGCGTCTGTGTTAGTCTCATCACATATGTTAGCAGCGGTGATGAATGAAGTATCATTTATGTTAGCAGCAGCTTCCCCTAGTCCGTATCCAGAACTTGTCAGGTAGTCTCTTACACACAGGGCAGGGTTATCAGACCAAGCATTAGCAGCAGAGGGACTTCTTGGATCGTATACCTTCTTACCTTTAATGACAGCGGTAATCTCAGGCACACCATTAGGGAAGGCATCTACGTCAAACTCAAATACGCAGTATAAATAAGCAATTCCACGAAGCCTGTGTGCGCTTGTCCAAGCGGGTACGGCTGTAACTAGGCGTGGATCAGCGGCTTGGTCTGTTGCTCCCAAGTGTTCATAAATCTTAATCTTACCTTGGTAACGACTAGGAGAAGTTACAGTACCACCAGGACTTATAGTTGCTACTTCATCGTTAATGTATATCTGCTCAAAAGACTCTATCTCATGTCCAGCAAAGGCAACAACCCTGTGTAAGAATGTATTTTCAAGTCCAGTTTCAGATACTACCCCACTTTCAAGTAGGACGTTTAAAAGACCTGTTCCCGAAGCATTTGAAGCCTTGTCTGTAGTACCATCAAATATTCTAGCACCCGCAACCTTCATCTTACCGTAGATGATCTGATGGGATATTGTAGAACCTCTTTTTGTTACACTATACCCCCTCTTACTTTCAGAACCTCTACCCCTAGCACCTGTTGGCCTTAACGCCCTTGTTGCTTCTCCTGCGACAGCAGTACTGGCGTACCACATTGTCAATTGGCCGGTTGGATCAACTAGTAACAGACTCATAGCAATAACAGTATGAATAGACAGCCTAACCACTGACTTGAAGATACCTTTAACGCTAAGACCCATTAGTTAACTCCTTACTGCGTTCTAGCTTTATCAGGGCTTCTTCCCCAGATTATCTCTTTGTCTTGTAGGTCTTCGATAAAGTCCATCCCCTTGTCTCCGGGGTAAACAGACTTTTGATACGCAGAAGTATATCTGGCAATACGTGGTCTCTCTAAGTCTATTAGTTTATTCTCTACAGTTATTTCTATAGTAGATGTATCAGGATTTTCCTGTATGTTCATCTGATCCATGTAACCAGAGAACACTTCGGTTAGGGCTGTAGTGTCTGAAGTAACACCAAAGTAGATGTTACAGACACGACCTTGATATGGCTCCTGTAGGGCAAGAGAGACTGCCTCAGAGGACATACCGCTGAGGAAAATAGTAGCACCTCTAGCAGCAAGATCAGCACTTTCTTCTACAGACGATATGTCTAGTAAGTTACCAGCACCTGTCCAAATCTTTCCGTCATAATCTAGGTCTCCTACACCTGTCCATAAGTGTATCTCATTAGGACTATCAAACAACAGTTCTACAGCAAAGAAGGGGGATATTATATCATCGTCTAGGGCATTAAGTACTACTGAGGGTACAGTTCTGGTCATTATACAATTACCTCTACAGCCTCAAAGGATATACCATAGGTACTAGAGTTCCCTATCTGCCAATCTTGTACGTTACTTGTTAGTCTGAACACACCCTTAGCGTTGTCTACAACTACAGCAGCACTAGAGTAGGTAGCCTTGAGGTTAGGCCATATGTCTATGCCTGTTATCTCTACATTGTTTGCTGGATCACCATCACCATTACCCGTTAAGGTCACATCTTGTAAGACTTTATGCAGCTTGGAAGTGGCAACAGAGCCCAGTTGAATGTAGTCACCAACCTTTAGTGTTAAATCTGGTGCTGTTGTATTAGTTAAGGAGATGGTGCTGGCTCCTGCAACCCCATTAGCGGTAATAGTTCCGTCAGTAGCTGTACCTCTAGGCTCTGTGCAGTTAGGATCACCTAAGAGGAAGGTATTAACTGGTCCCTGTAACGACAACAAGAAAGCTACCCAAGGTTCACCTAAATCTCTGCGTACAGGTGGTATGGTAACTGAGGCTTTCCATGCTTGACCTGTGTGTTGTACTATTTGTTGTTTATAAGTAAAGGGAGACTCAGAGGTGGCAACAGCATTCATAGCACTAAGAGTTATTTGTGCAAAGCCTATATCAGTTGGTGCAGTCTTTAGTGCCATGAGGTTTCCT